TACCATGGCTGACTATCTAGTAAACCTACATCAGTTTCGTCGAGAATCTTTTGCCAACACACTTAAAGATGCAGTGAGTCAAATATTTGGTTGGGATCGTACCATGATTGAAGGCCGTACAAAAGCGGCAAGAGAATGGCGAGAGCAAGTGGATCCTTGGTGGGCTGATCGCCTGGGTATGCCTAATCTTACACCACGATGGATCCTTCAATATTGGGGCACAGAAGTTTGCCGGGCAGGATTTCATGACGATATCTGGATTGCTAGTTTGGAGAATAAACTGCGCAACTCTGAAGATGATGTTGTTATCAGTGATTGCCGCTTTCCAAATGAAATCTCGGCTATCAAACAAGCCGGCGGAATTGTGGTTAGAGTTGTGCGTGGTCCTGATCCTGAATGGTATGATCTGGCAATAGAATCAAATTGCGGCAGCTTTAATCATATGGCCACAGCATATCCTGATGTTCATGCCAGCGAAACCAGTTGGGTAGGCACAGAGTTTGACGCAGTTCTTGACAACAATCACTCACTTGACCACTTGTATCAGCAGATTAAAAATCTGGTTCAAGATCTCCTGGGCGCCAGGGTAGCTCAGTCCTGAGCAATTCCTCGGCACAGTTCCTACAAATACATTTTAAATTTTTAACAGCAATATTATTAAGATCACCGTCCACATGATATACTAGTATCTGACTAGCATATCTTGCGTGAAATGCACAACGATCGCACTGCATTTTTTTCTTAAACCCGGCAGCTTTCCAGCGAGGCTCTCTAGGTTTTATTCCCTTTCTCTTTCTGGCACAACTCTCACACCGTGATCGATAGTGCGCTACTCCGTCTCTGTAGTAGTTGACAGCACATGGTCGTTGAGAACAGGCTTTGCATAAAGGTCTTTTCATACGGTATTTAGCAGTGGGCCTTTGCCAAAGGGTGCTATAACACCCACTTTTTTACCTTTATCAATAAATATCTACAACTTGAAAAGGAATCCACCATGGCTCTAGTATCACCAGGCGTAGAAGTAACAGTTATTGACGAAAGTCAATATATTCCATCCGCAGTCAACACAGTACCTTACTTTTTGATTGCCACAGCACAGAACAAAGTTTCGGGTGCAGGTGTTGGAGTAGCAGCTGGAACTCTTGCTGCCAACGCAAACAAAACATATTTAATCACCAGTCAGCGTGATTTGGCAGCCACTTTTGGCGTACCATTCTTCTATAATACCACAACTGGTACTCCGATCAATGGTTACGAACTCAATGAGTACGGACTATTGGCAGCTTATTCAGCTCTTGGTATTACCAATCGTGCTTATGTTCAGCGAGCAGATGTCAATCTAACTGAATTAACAGCCAGTTTATCTCGCCCAGTTGGTGCCGCCGACAATGGCACATGGTGGTTAGACACTTCAACCACTACATGGGGACTACAAGTTTGGAATGCATCAACTGGCGCATTTACCAACACCACTCCTCTGGTGATCACAAACATCGACGACACAACACCCGATACCGACATTACAACTGGATTTACAACTTATGTGCCGTTAGACACAGTTGGTAGCATTGGAGATTATGCAGTTGTTACAGTTAGTACAGGCGCCGAGCGCGAAACACAAAATGTAGGTTGGTACAAAACTGCTGGTAATTCACCAGCTGGTGTAAGTGCCAATACCTGGGTAATCATTGGCAGCGACGAATGGAAATATTCATTCCCAACAGTAACAGGTACAGCAGCACCAACATCTTTGACGCCTAATGCCAACATGTTCATTAATGGCACATCAGTAGCAGTCCCTGTAGGCGCAACTGTAACCTCATTTGTTAACGTAATTAACGCAACAATGGTTGCTGTTAATCAAGGCATTCGTGCTCTCAATGTCAATGGCAAATTATATCTGTATGCTGATTCAACAGCCGACAATGATGGCAGCACAGCTGACGGAGGCATTATTTCAATTCAAGCAGGTGGAACTTTTGGCGCAGCCTTGTTGACAGCTCTTGGTATCACGGCCGATGAATACTATGCACCATCATATTTTGTAGGCTACAGCTATCAGGCACCACGCTGGGGTAGCTCACAAACACAACCTCGCCCAACTGGTTCTATCTGGAACAATGTAAGTCCAGTGAACAATGGGTTGAGCTTGAAAGTCAAGCAATACAATACTGCACTTGGCGTTTGGGTTGCACAGACAACCAATGCTTATGTCAGCACAGAGGCAGCATTGTTGGCACTAGACCCATCAGGTGGCGGCAGAAATATTTCTGTTGGCACTACAATTGCTCAATGGAATGCAAACTATTTCACTACAACTCCAAACGATTCATTCTCGTTTGAAATTCTTGAGAAGTTGGCCCTGGGACAAACAATTGTAACTGGTACAGCTACAAACCCTACATTCACAACATCATGGGCATTTGATATCTCTGCTAGTGCAGCCGGTACTACTACACTGAATACTGGTACTGCAACTATTGTTGGTACCACAGTGGCAGATTTTATTGCTGCCGTTAGTGCTGCTGATGTTCCTTATGTTAGTGCTAGCGTAAGCAGTGCAGGCAACTTGGTAATGACACACAGCCAAGGTGGTGTGATTTATTTGACTCAAACAAATGGTACTCCGTTGGCCTCAGCTGGTTTCACTTATGCTACTCCACAATGCCGTATCTCATCACAAGATGTTGATACACTGATTTTGAGCACATTTGTTACAGCACCTGAGTTCACTTATACTGCAAGCGATGTTGAACCAGATCAAAATCCTGCAGACGGTCGTTTGTGGTATTACAGCGCAGTTGATGACTGCGATATCATGATTCAAAACAACGGCGCCTGGGTTGGTTATCAAAATGTAGCAAACGATGTTCGTGGTTACGACCTGACATTGTGTAATGCTACTGGTCCAATCATTGCAGCCACACAACCGTTGACACAGACTGACATTGCCGAAAGCCCATTAGAGCTCGGCGATTTGTGGATTGACTCCAGTGATCTTGAAAACTATCCAAAACTATATCGTTGGGAACAAGTCAGCGGTGTAAATCAGTGGGTATCAGTTGATACCACAGACCAAGTGTCACAGAATGGCGTATTGTTTGCTGATGCTCGCTGGGCACCAAATGGTACTACAGATCCTATCACTGATCCATTCCCAACCATTGTGAGCTTGCTGACCAGCAACTACTTGGACCTTGATGCTCCAGATCCAGCACTATACCCTGAAGGTATGTTGTTGTGGAACACACGCCGTTCAGGTTACAATGTCAAGAGCTTTCAGTTAGACTATTTCAATGGTATATCATTCCCTGATGACACATTGCCAGCAGTGACCAACACATGGTTAACTGCCAGCGGTAACAAGTCAAATGGTAGTATGTATTCAGGTCGTTTGGCACAACGCCAGATGGTTGTAGAAGCCTTGAAATCAGGTATTGACACCAGCCTGGGCGCAAGAGAAGATATTGCAGTATATACATTGATTGCTACACCAGCTTACCCAGAACTGATTCCTAACATGATTGCACTCAGCAATGAGCGCAACAACACATTGTTTGTGGTTGGCGATACACCGATGCGTTTGGCTGGTAACGGCAACGACTTGGTTGCCTGGGCAACCAACAACAGTGGATTGGGTATACCCACAGAAGATGGACAGATTGCAACCAGCAATTATGCTGCCACATTCTATCCAAGCTGCCAGACTACTGACCTAGGCGGTAACTTGGTTGTACAACCTCCAAGCCACATGATGGTACGCACTATCATCCGCAGTGACGAAGTGAGCTATCCATGGTTGGCACCTGCTGGTACACGCCGTGGCGTGATTGACAATGCGTTACAGCTAGGTTTTATTGCTGCCGCAACTGGCGAATTCCAACCATTGAGTGTTAACCAAGCATTGCGTGATATCCTGTACGAACAGAATGTCAACCCAATCACATTCGTTAACGGTGTTGGTATCACCAACTTTGGTAACAAAACAAGTCGTGCTGTTACTACAGCGTTGGATCGTATTAATGTGGCCCGATTGGTTGCATTCTTGCGTGGCAGACTTGAAGAAATTGGTAAATTGTATCTGTTTGAACCAAACGATCAAATTACACGAAACGAAATCACCAACACATGCAATAGCTTGATGATTGACTTGATTTCTAAACGAGCAATTTACGACTATCTAGTTGTGTGTGACTTGAGCAACAATACACCTGCTAGAATTGATCGTAACGAATTGTATGTAGATATTGCTATTGAGCCAGTCAAAGCAGTTGAATTTATCTACATTCCTTTACGAATCAAGAACACCGGAGAACTTTCTGGTGGAGGGTGATGAAACTTAAAAGTAGGGCGAAAGCCCTACTTTCGAGCTAGGAATTACAGATAAATAAAACATATAGGAGATATACAAAATGGCAGTTTCATCATTACAAAAAATGACAGTTCCTTTGGCAAGTGACCAAAGTTCGTCTACACAAGGCTTGCTAATGCCAAAACTCAGATATCGCTTTAGAGTGATGTTTGAAAATATTGGTACAGGCACAGATGTTACAGAATTAACCAAACAGGTTGTGAGCTTTTCACGACCAAACTTGACATTCGAAGAAATCCCATTACCAATTTACAATTCAACATTGAAGTTGGCTGGTCGTCACTCATGGGCCGATACCACATGTGAAATTCGTGATGATGCCAATGGCAGCGTGTCAAAATTGATCGGCGAACAGATTCAGAAACAAATGGACTTCTTGGAAATGTCCAGTGCCGCTTCAGGTATTGACTACAAGTTCTTGACAAGATTTGAAGTTCTTGATGGTGGCAACGGTGCTGCCACTCCTGTGGTTCTTGAGTCATGGGAACTGTATGGTTGCTATATCAAGAGTGCAGACTACGGTGCAATGAACTATGGTACCAATGAAGCTGCAACGATTACCATAACACTCGGATTCGACAATGCTAACCAAGGCAACCAAGGTGGTGGCGGAGTTGGCGGAATAATTGGTAGAACCGTTGGCGATGTTGTAACGGGTGTAGGCTCTAACTAAGGAATATTAAATGTCTAGCTTCGGCCAAGACTTCCTTAAAGGGTTTACGGCAGTCAATAACTTGCGTGATTACACTCACGCAAGTAAAGTTTTTAGGACCAACGCCTATGAACTAAAACCCCGATTTAAATTTCTGTTCCATGTTGTGTTTACACTCAATGTGGATCAGATTCCTGCGCTTAGAAATAGCAAAATTTTTGGCGCCAGCGAAATATACAATCTTAGCCTTGCGGTCAAGACAGTTGATTTACCCAAGTACAACATCAGTCATGAAGTATTGAATCAGTACAATCGCAAACGAGTGGTTCAGACCAAGATCAACTATGATCCTGTGAATCTAACTTTTCATGACGACGGTGGCGACAACATTAGAGAATTTTGGTACCAGTACTATTCGTACTACTACAAAGATCCTGCTCAAAAGTATATCTCAACAGCCAGCAATACCAATGGCAGCATCGGACCTAGCCAGACGGCACAAACAGGCATGAGCTACAACAATCGTGACATCTACGAACAAAACCGTACAGGCAATGTCAACGATTGGGGTTTCATTGGCGAAAGCTACAATGACGGAACCAGTACAGCATCGGGCAAACCACCATTTTTCAAAGACATTCAAATTGTTGGCTTTGATCAACACAAGTATGCACGATACATTTTGATCAATCCTATCATTACCAATTGGAGTCATGATCAGTATGATTACAGTCAAGGCGCTGGCATCATGCAAAATTCAATGACCATTGCATACGAAACTGTAAAGTATTATTCAGGCGCCCTGGGCAAACCAGATGCCAATATCAACTGGCCAGATACTGCTCACTACGATACTACTCCTAGTGCGTTGGCTCGTCCAGGGTCTACTGCTACTGTATTTGGTCAAGGCGGCCTGCTCAGCACTGGCAATGGTATCATGCAAGATTTGCAAAGTGGCAGTGTCATGGGACTCATTGGCGCCGCACAAAAAGCTGGCGCACTTCGCAACACATTCAAAGGCAAGAGCCTCAAGAGCATTGTCAAATCAGAAGCTGTGGCGCTTGGCACACAGGTGCTTGTGGGTGCATTGCCTGGCGCCACTCGAGCAGTAATTAACAAAGCTGACAGCTGGTTATTCCCGACACAAACTGCGGCTCGTACTCAAGGCGTGGTCAATCAGATCAATCAAGGACAAATTGCAGGAGGTGGCGTATGAGCACAGTAAATTACACAAATCCCAACTTGGATTTAACAGTCAGAGTATTTGATCAATTTTACAAATATGATGCCAATGTTCCTGCTGCCGAGTATGACATTGTCAACAGCTTTTTCCGAAAAGAAATGAGCGATGCCAGAATTGCAGGCAACTTTACAGTCAGCCTGTTTCAAGTGGCAGAAGAAACCAACATTCCTGTGCTGACATTACTGGATACTTTCA